TCATGTGATCTTCATCTTTATGTGCTACCCTTACATGAGGGATACCAAACTTTGCTGCTCTTGCCACAGCACCACATTGTTTAGTGTTGTGTATCATCAACACAACTTCGTGCTTATTACATAATGGATTTGTAACTATGTTCTCGAAGTTGGTTCCGTTACCAGAACACATAATTCCTAATCTCATAATACTGGATACTCCTCGTTTCTTACAAACTCTGTTTTCTTAGTCTTAAAGTCTTCCATCAATCTCTGTACCTGTTTCTTATCAAGTCCAGCAAGTTTTTCACAGTTTTCTAAGCAACGATAGATACATTCTCTATCACTTATGGGTGGAGAAATTTCCCACCCTTGTTCATCATAATACTTCTTACCCTTAGTGACTTGTGCCTCTACATGTCCAAGATCTTGTGCCTCAGAAGGATTCTCATAATTATGAGTACTCATTTACTTCTTACACTTGCACTTATATTTGGCAAATGCTGCAACAAGAATTACTACAAGTGCTGCTATACCTAAACCATTAGTCCAAGATAATCCACCAGACTCTGGTTCGGGTAGTGGTAATGCTTCCTGTACTTCTATTACCTCTTTAGGTATAGGAAGATCTTTAATAATTGTTTCCATGAGTTTAACCCTCTACTAGTGTTCCAAATGATCTACGAATCTCACGTAGTTTCTCAAGGTTCATATCCTTAGTTCCACCATCATAAGCATGAGCATACCCTTCAGTAATCATCTGCTCATTTAGTGAAACAGTATCCTCGTTAATATAGAGCCAACCAAGAAGCCTGCCATACTTCCCAGTCCCACCCACAAGTTCTGTTCTAACAGTAAGTTCATCTCCATCACCTGCAATAGTATCTTCAAGTTTTTTCTTCAACCAATTAGTAGCATCTATTCCCAATGCTTTCTCTTCGAGGTTTCTTGTTCTCTTCTCTGGCGTATCGACTCCTGCAACTCTAACTCTTTCTTTCTTGAATAGATCAAACCCAAGATCAATGGTGACATCAATAGTATCCCCGTCAAGAACACGGTTAATCTCCGTCACTCGGAAGTTGTAACAAGACTTCCTGCTTGGTGGGGTCATCGCTCCCATAGTCGAACTCCATATCTTCTAATGCTTTATTTATAGAATCTTCTGGATTAGACCTAGTTTGTCTTGCTTCCTCATCTCTCATTTTCTGTATCCATTCACCTGCAGTAGGAAATGAATGACCCATGTGTGCTATATCAAACGGATCATCATCTCTTGTATCATATAATGTAACTGTATGAGTAAAAGCATCTGGAAACTCTTCATCAAAAGATTCATCTGTTATTCCTTCAGGTTCTCTAACTAATACCTCATCCCAATCTGGACAATAGGTAGGTTCACCATCTAAACGAGGACTACATGCTTCTGCCTTTGGTGCAAAATATCCTGCCCCAATAACAGCAATCGCTATAGATCCCAAAAGACCTATAGCAGCTACTACTTTCTCATTTGCTCTAACTCTTTCAGTGAGCTCCTTCTGTTTCTCCAGCAATCTCTCCACTTGAGATTCCAATACTGCTATCTTCACTTTGCTCATTTGGATACCATGTATCATACATGAATATGTAGTAAATTGCAATCCCTACTGCAACGAGAAGGATAGCAAGCATGATATTAATTGACCATACTACTTCAGACATATGCCTGTGCAGCAAGATAAACTGCCAGCGATAAAGAAACTCCCATCACTGTTAGTCTACTCATCCACCACATAATCTCATGCTTATTTTTTATTATTAGTGTTGCCATAATTAATGACCCATTGGAATACCTGCAGCCATAAAGTTAGAGATATTCTTTACCTCTTCACTGGTGCAGTAATCAATAAAATGAGGATGCTCCCTTAGATAGGAGACATCCTCTTTACTGTGTTGTATTGCATCGTATGCACTCATCGCATATTCACATATCTCGTAATGATGATGTTGAGTGTCGTGATATCCGACTGTGTAATGTCTTTGTTGCGTTAGGGGCATGATTGTTTCAATCCCATACTGCATATATTTATAGCATAAAGTAGTAAAAAATACCTATTTGTGTGTTGACTTACTGACTCTGTTAGAGAACCTGAATAACTGCTACCACATCGGGTATCTCCATCATTAATTTCTTTTCTATACCTTGCTTCAAGGTCATGGTGCTCATAGCACATGACTCACACGCACCACCCAATCTTACTTTAACGTATCCAGTTTCTTCTTCTATCTCTACAAGTTGAAGAGATCCACCATCTGCTTCAATATAAGGAAGAAGTTCTTCAAGAACCCTTACCACATTTTCTTCTGTTAGTTCCATGTGCGTTGCCAAATAATGTTGTCTCTTCAGATATTCATACTGATCATCCATTCACTTCTTCTTCATAAAAGACATGATCACCATAACCAATCATCAATTGTTTCCAATTACCACTCTCTAGTTCTTGATAGACCTCTAAGATAGATTCTTTACCACCATTAGTAATCCATTTTCTTTCCCACCATTCATTTCCAGAATCATAAGAATACCCTTTGTCTTTAAGACCTTGAAGAAACAATTGTTTTTTCTCAGCCTCAGCAACTAATCTATTGTATTCTTCATCAACCCAAAATTTTCCTAACCATTCACTAAATCTATCTTGCCAATGCTTCGTCATAATAAAATTGCACCAATAACAAATCCTTTAGCAAAGGCTATACACAACATTTGATAATCTGTCAAGTTAAACTTATCCTGAAACTTCTTTGCCAATTTCTTATCCCACTCTTTTATATTGTGGGCAGCACTTTTTATTTTACTGAATAAAAATGTTGATGAGTCTGATGCCATTAGTCTAATTCCTCTTCTTGATCTGTAAGTATAACACAATCAGATTCAGGTGTCGCTACACATAATAGAGACCATCCTTCTTCCAATTGATCATCATCTAAGAATGACTGTTCATCATTGTTAACTTCTCCTTCTAACACCTTACCTAGACATGCTGAACATGCACCAGCACGACATGAAGAAGGAAGGTCTAGACCTGCCTCTTCAGCCGCCTCTAGGATATACTGATCTTCTTCACAATCTATAACGTTCTCTTCTCCATCGGGAGAGCGAAGTGTAATCGAGTATGCCATTTGTAATTTGCAACCGTAGTATATATCAAATTATACCGTTGGTGGTTTCTTATCTTTCTTGGGATCAAGACTTGCAGGAATGTCTGCTGCAATAATCTTCAGTGGCATCTGTTCAATTCTAATTGTTTGAACTGTTCCACCACCACTACCACCACCATTGCCATTACCATTACCATTTCCATTCTTATCCATCTTCATTGTTCCATCATTCTTCTTAGATGCGGTTTGAATTCCGAAACTAGCCAAAACTCCTGTAAATACAGAAGCTATAAATGTTGGATCAATTTTCTGTTGTGGTATACCTGGTATGGAAACATAATTTAAAGTTAAGATAGCCCCAGACCAGCCAAGAACAGTAATTCTGACAGCTGTACTGATGATTGCTGCTTGCTCGTCAGCATCTGGAAGAAGAGCATCCTTTAGTTTTCCTAAAGCACCCTTCTTTTTCTCCTCAACTTCTTCCGTAACTTCTTCAGTTACTTCCTTTATATCTTCAGGCATAGTAATAAGGTAACTGTCTTATTTAGAAAGTAGGAACTCCTAAACCAGCAGCAGGAACACTAGGTGCAGAAGCTTGTGGTGCAGCAGAAGGATTAACAAGGTCTGGAGCACCAATTGGAAGATCTCCACCTAGTCCACCACCTAAACCACCTAAAGACCCAGTAACTGCTTCAATAGCTTGTGACTTAATTCCATCAACAATCGAATCTCTGTTGACGTATACATATACACCACTAGCGACAACGGCAGCAGATACAAGACCAGACGCAACAGCAAGGACATTTATAATTTTTTGCATTTTATTACAGCAAGTAAGTTATTTATTATAATACGCATCGTAATATTTAACAACCCCCGATGATATCTTATGCCCTTTAGATACCCACTCATCAGCACATTCATAGATTGATTTGTTTG